CGGAGGGAACATCTCGCAATGGCCGACAGTCGTGCTATGGAGGAACAGATGGAAAGAGAGAACCCCGTGAATGAGAAGACACTACTGGAAGACCGTTCTCATATGGAACAGACACGCAGACTATCGGGTCAAGGCCACTGTGGAGGGTCTGCGACTCCTTCTATGGGACTATCTATGTATCGTGGAGGTGGAACAAAGAAAGGACAGATGCGTCTAACCGCTCGTAGGGCGTATGAACCTCCTTCCGAGGCTCACGAGATGGGTCGTCATCTTGGATTACATCTACACCAACTCCACGGTGGAGCGTTCCACAAGGAGTTCGCAGAGGGTCTCCACGGTGCGGGTTTCTTTGACTCAATCAAGAGGGGGTTTGAGAACACTTTTGACCCTAACAAGAACGGAGTTTCTAATCTTGCTAATAAGGTCAAGAACGAGTTTGTCAATCCTAACTCAGTTCTGAGACACGACATCGCTCCTAAGGTCGCAAATGAGTTTACTGACCCTAACTCGGTTCTCCGTGGTAAGGTAATCCCCATAGGAGCACAAGTGGCTCAGTATGCTTCTCCCTTTATTGACGCAGTAGTCCCCGGTGCTGGAACGGCAATCAACTACGGATTTAAGGCAGCCAACTACGCCAACAAGGGTGCTAAGATGCTTGGATACGGCGACGAGCAGATGAGGGCTAAGCAGATGCTCGGTCAGAACAAGAAGGGTCGTGCGAGAAACAATGGTCCGCCACTACTCTCCGGCAATGTGAATGGTAATGTATCTGGAGGTATGGTTCATCCAAGAACTGGAAGGAAGATGCCTTCTCCGATGACATCCAGTAATCCCCTACGACTCAAGGGCGGTCAAGTCCGTCGTATGGTAGGCTCTGGAACGGGTGCTGGTATGTTAGAAGAGCCTATGCCTATGCCCGGCAACAACCTCAATCTGTCTGGAGGGGCTGATACGGGAGCGTATGAAGGCCAAGGCAAGGGTCGTTCTGCTCGTGCGTCTATCGTCAAACGGGTTATGGCCGAGAAAGGCCTCAAAATGATTGAAGCCTCCAAATATGTCAAGGCTCACAATCTGTATTAGATATTCGTAGCATTTTTAAAATGTTTAGAATATATATAGAGATGTCTGGATACGGCACGGCCAAGTTTGAGACAAACGCACTTAACTTAGGGTTTCCTACTGCGTTTGCGAAAGACTATGCGAGATTTGGCTCACCCGAGATGTTTGCTCCCGAGCGACCTATCTCGGGTCTTGACAACACTGTCGGTAATGACTTCCAAGCACAATGGCACGAACAGAAAAAGAGAGATGCGGACTATATGGCGAATGCTAAAGTGCGTTCAACTCACAATATGAACGCCCGTGCTTTCTCGTCCCCCCACGGATACTACAACCTACCTCCACCCGTGTTAGGTCAGAGACGCTTTGCGAACGCCTCTATGGGTTCTATATATAGTCATTCAACGAGAGACGACCAGCCTTCTAACAACGCTCCTTTCCACCTACGGGAGGACTCTCATTCATCCTTTCCTTCTGTCCCAAGAGCCAAAGTAACGGAGGAACTCATTGGAGGTGTTCTACGCACTTCCGCCGGTCAGAGACACGGTAAGAAGGCTCTGGATGAGCGTATCGGGCAACTCAACGCTATTAATGAGGCCAAGATGACCTTTCTGTCAGATGGTAATAGCGGTAGGTCAAATACAATCACTCCTTTTGCGGGAGCACAAGGCACTCTGGATACGGCTCTTACATCCGCTCCTCTCGTAGAACTCGCCAATCTCTTACAGTCTATCAAGAACTCTCTTTCAGCAACTGGAGGCCGTGATGTGTCCTTCCGTGAGGTTCTACAAGACTCTACGAAGGCCTTTGCCCTTATGGTTCGGATGGCCGTTAATAACACGGCTTCGGATATTGCGAATGTGCTTGAGTTTATTGAAGGCACTTCGGCTGGAGACGGTATAGGTCAGATGCTGGAGTATCAGCAAGAGCAAATGGAAGGAGGAGTAGATGGTGATGATGATGTATTCTATGTGGCTCGTCTAACTCAGCAGATAGAGTGGTGGGGCAACTGTGTAAGATACTTGAAGAAGATGATTGAGGTCTCTGAACTTCCTCCTCAAGCCAGACTTCAGACTTCTAACGCCCTTATCAAGTCTCTCGGGTTCGCTAAACTCGTTAGAAACTCAGAGCAGACCTACAAGACTGGCGTTGTCCGTGATGATGACTTCATTGACTCAACTGGGTATGTGAATAACCCTCAGAACTTACAGAGGGCACAAGACCTACAAGCAAGGGCTGGACGCTCTGGTGCTTTCATCAATCCGGGTCCGAGACTACCGGGAAGCCGGAGACCAGATAATCCCTACGCCTCTGTATTCGCTCCAAGACCTCCAAGAGGCCGTGATTATGACTCAGAGACCTTCTCCACACAAGCACCCCGTCGTGAGGATACTCAGCACGGCTACTTTGGAGAAGGTGGGGCGAGGTTCTCAGCCTCAGCACAAGAACCCTACGCCTATGGCTCTGGAGAGTTCCTTGACCGTTCTGGAGGCCGTCCTCGTGCTTGGGCTGGAGAGGAGGCTCTCGCAGAGTATGGTGAAGCACCTCCGGATGAAGATGCTATTATAGAAGCACGGCAACAAGCGGGGTTGGAGGGGGTTGAGGATGGCGATGAAGATTTGGGAGACGGAGAGGATGCGGAAGGTGCTTTCCCCGCACCTCCTCCAGCACTCGCCTTAGCATCTCGTAGAGACCCAGAGACTGGTGAGTATAATGTGGTTGCTCCACCCCGTCCCGGAGCGAGTTCCGCTTCATCCGCTCCTCGTGGAAGAGCAGAGCCAAAGCCTTACAAGGAGTCTGATGTTCCTCGCACTATCCCAGAACTAAGACAGTTTATTCAGATGCTACACGACAGACACGGATATAATCAAGCCATATACAAGAAGGCTGGAGCAGACCCTAAACCTCGCTCAGTTCGTGTGAATACAATCGCTAAAATGAAAAGTGCTGGTCTATTATAGATATGAGTTCCATACTCAAACAGAAGAAATACCCTTCTCAGTATCCAGAGGATGCCGTGAAGGTTCTTAATGCTATGTCATTTAGTAAAGGGGCTTCTATAAGAATAGTAGGCTCTCAAGCACTTCAATCCCAGCAATACGCCGGTGATTATGATGCCTACGAAGTTGTCTCCGTGAAAGGCGATAAAGCGTCGGCTCTCAATGAACTCGCAGAAGGCTTCAAAGACATTATCCGTAGCCTCAAAGCACTAAAGAATGTATATATTGGAGATATTAAATCGGGAGTTATTGAAGATTGGAAAATCGTCGGACTTCGGAAGCCTACAACAAAAGTTGAAAGCCTACGCAAGGCAAATATAATATCAGACCGGGAAGCCTTACACGCCCTTACCCTTCTCAAAGGCTCTAAACTCAAGGCCAAGCAAGAACTCAAGTTTCATATAATCCGTTGGACTCCAGAAGAAATCCTCAAAGGTTCTAAGACCCTCAGAGATGGACGCACTTACACCCTACAAGAAGCCTTCTCATCCCCTACCATTACTAAGTTGGATGTTATAGCCTTAGTGGATAGGCGTTATACAGAGTTCTCTATTATCTATGAGTTCCGTCTTGGCTCTACCATTCTCAATGAGGATGTAATAGACCCAGAGAAATCACTCAAGGAGTCAATCAAGGCCTACCAAGAGGAGGGTAATCAGTTCAAGGTCATCAAACGAAAGTTCTCATTAGCCAAACTCAAAAACAATAAATCAGCACTCAAGAAGTTTAGCACTATCCTAAACTCAGAGACTGGAAAACTATATACCCTATATTCAGATGTTAAGACTCTGGCAGACCTTATGGAAGACCACACCTTACCAGAACACAACCTCCGACAAGCCTTCAACGACTTCTCCGAGCGACTCAGAAGTATCTACGCCAATGACATCCACCTCAAGGATAAAAAGGACTTACTCCTTCAACTACGCTCCACCAAGAACCTCAGAGAGATTGAGAAACAACTCTTCAATCATCTCCAACAAGCCACCGAACTCAGAGGCGGATACTCTCCGATAGACCACTGAAAAGTAGGTAGTATCATATACGATTTTAATAAGTGTTTCTAACATTTTGTAAAATCTCCGGGTTAGGGTAGAATGCCGAGTCTGTCCTTTGATAAAGTCAAGGGTGCTAAGCCTATCGCCATTGTGAAGGGCGGAGAGTATGATGGCCGAGTTCTCTATATCCACGAAGACGGACATAAGGGAACGAAGCCGAAGTTGGAAATCAATCCGAACAACTACGCAACCGAACTCAGAGACCTCAAGCCCCAAGAGAGAACCAAACTCGTCGCCCGGCTACAAGAGGCTCACGCAAAAGGACTTGCCTCCGACCAACTCATCGGTGAAAGCACTCTTGGAAGACAACTCTACGACCGTATTATCGCAGACTCTGCGAAGACTACGAAGATTGATATTCCGGACGACGGTCAGTTTCAGTTAGTTCCGTCTCCAGACCCAGAACGCCGTGAGGTATTCTATATTGCTGGAGCGTCTGGCTCTGGTAAGTCGTATATAGCAAAAGGCATAGCCGAATGTTATAAAAAACTGTTCCCAGACCGAGAAATCTATCTAATCTCTAAACTCCAAGAGGACGCAACCTTAGACCAAGTCAAAGACCTCAAGCGTATCAGCATTAAGACGCTCATTGATGACTATCCTACTCTGGAAGAGTTTGAGGACTGCCTTGTCATCTTTGACGACTACGATACATTCACCGGCGATGCTGAGAAAGTTATACACAAGTTAATAGATGACCTCGCCACTATGGGTCGCCATACTCGGACTACTATGTTGTGCTTGTCCCACTACCTTACAAACTACAAGAAGACCCGTCTCCTCCTCAACGAAGCAACCCATATTATCGTATATCCAATGGCGACCTCATTCCACGCCCTCGGCTACTTGCTAAAAACTCATGTAGGTATGACAAAGGATGATGTGAGAGACCTCAAGAAGTTAGGGCGGTGGGTTTGCGTCTATAAGAACTACCCCCAGTGGCTTCTCTCCACTCAACACGCCAGAGTTCTCAACGGGTAGAGCCTTCTTCTTCCTTGGCTTCTTAGTCCCGGTATGCTTCGTTAGACACTTATCACAAAGATACAAGTCTGTTCCATCCCTATCTGTCGGGTCTGCCCCCCACCATTGTAAGAGATTAGATGTGTCATCGCATCTCCTACAAAGCACTAACTTACAATGACTACATTGAGAACCATCATAATCACTTAGCGTCGTTTTGGACTTACACTTACCACACTCCATATATATAATAGACTGTAATAATCTTTATGTATCCGATACGGGGTTGCGGGGTAAGGGCGGGTAAGCAAAATCTCTGATGTTTCCTCCCAGACCCCCAAAGAGAGAAGAGGTGTAAGCGGAAACCCCAACCCCGTAGCCCCTATAGAAGTTATGGAATACTTGGCGGAAACTCTTACACCCGCTTACCCCGAAAAGGTTGCCTCCAAAGTAGTAAGCATTCTCTCCAACTTTTCTATAACTTGGTCTAATAGTTCTGTGAGTTCTTGGTTCTTGGAGAGTTCCCAGCATATCTTCAACATAGTATGTAAGCCTTCCAGTTGTTCTATGAGTTTGTCTGGATTAATCCTCGGCATCTATTATAATGGAGACATACTTGGCCTCGGCTGGAGTTTCAACTGGTTCTATAGCAATATTATTCATAGCCTACAAAGTGTGGAGTGCTATTAGAGGTCATCGTCTGATAAGTGATTGTTGTGGGAAGGTCTATGAGGTTGGAGTAGATGTTCGTGATATGCCTCCAACTCCCCCAGTCCCCGGAGAAACTCAAACTCATCAGATTTCTTCGCCTCCAGAGGAAGTGTCTTCGCAAAGTCTGACCGTATCCGCTCCAAAAGAGCCAGAGCGTCCTCCGGATTTAAGAAAAGCATCATCTGTCCGTAGGCATCTGCCCCAGCGAGGCTTGGCGGTAGTGTCCGCTCCCGTATCACTTGCTCCATCCACCGCTGAGTCCAAGCCGTCTGATGTTGAGTTGGCGGATGGTTCAGTATCTTCCTTGCCTCCGATTTTGTTAGGGTAAGTTTTTCTGGTTTGAACTTAGGAAGCACCTTTTCTTTGACTTCCTTAGGAGGTTTCTCAGCCTTTGGTTGCTTCTTCTTTAGCGGATTGCCCCACTCACTCATTCTATCTATACACTATATATAGAATGTCTAAACAAGGCTTAGGACGCATTAAGGATACTCCTTTGTCAGATAGTGATATAAGACGCATCCTCGGTAAAGATATTAAGATTATTACATACCCGGACTTGGCTAATATGAGTTCTATTGATGAGTGCTTTGATAGTAAGGGGCGTTGTATTATGTTATATCTGACTCAAAGTGAGACATCGGGTCATTGGATATGTATGCTGAGGAAGAAGGACGGGATTGAGTATTTTGACCCCTATGGAGAACCTCCGGAGAAGGCACTCCAGAATGTTCCGCAAGATGAGAAGGAAGCCTACGGAGAAGCAGAGCCTTACCTCACGAACTTACTCAAGGCTTCCGGTCAGAAGGTCATCTACAACCAGTATCCTTTCCAGAAGGACAAGGAGAATGTCAATACTTGTGGTAGGCACTCTGTAGTTCGGTGTTTGTATGCCCCGGATACGCTTACAAAATACAAGGCGGTTATGGACGCAAGTGGTATGTCTCCCGATGACTTTGTATCGGCACTAACCGCACCGAAGATAGGAAGGTAAATAATATTCCTCGTGAGTATATAGAATGATGGCTCGGTTTAGTCAGAACAGTAGTGTAGAAGCAATCGGCGACTCAAGAGACCCCGATATTCTCTACTATAACGCAACTATCGTCAATAACACGACTGACGACACGAAGAACGGCCAAGCAAGACTTGACCCTCCTATCCGGTTCAACGAGACCCGTGATACACCCCTTATCCGTGATGCGAGTAGATATCAGTTTTCTATTATTCGTTTCGTGATGAATGGAGGCAATAAGGACTTACCTCTCTTCATTCCTCAGATACAGTCTGCTACGGGTCAGACAGACCCTAATCTAACAGAGTATGGTGTGGGTATTACGGCAAATCTCAGCCAGATAGGCACGACCCCTACGAACTGGGCTTGTGCTCCTCCGCTTACTTATGTAATCTACCAGCCAGAGACAGTCAATCCTATTTTAGCCCCAGTCCCTCTCCCTCCAGCGTCTCCTAACTATGTAGGTGTATTCAACCCGGCTAATCTGTATATCCCCGGTAATATTGTGTATTACACTCCCGATGATACATACTACTCTTACAATGGTCCGATATTCAACAAGGCAGTTCCTCCAGTTCAGTTAAATCCGGTGATTACTGTTCCTCCGACACCAGCCCCTACGAACACCCTATACTGGACTCCAACCTCAGCCGAACTCGGTCGCCCTCAGAACTTATCCACGAAGTATTACTGGGTCTATACTTACGACTGGTGGCTGACCCTTGTAAATGAGGCTCTTGACAATGCGAACTTAGCCGTCTATCAGACTTACTCAAATCTTGCTCCTTTCGTTGGAGTCAATCCCGCTCCGGCTGGTGCTACGGCGTATGCGACCTTTGCTCTCTGGAAGGAGGTATATCCTTCTCCGCAGATGGTCTATGACCCTCAGTCCTTACTGTTCTCTATCTACTTCCCGACAGTATATGACAGTTATTCATCTGGAACGCCTCCCTCATTCCAGTTATACTTCAATGTGAATATGGAGGGTCTCTTCTCTAACTTCCCTAATAACTACTATAACGATGGCGTAGGTATTCCATTCCCGTATCCTCCTACGACACCCGTCATCGTCCCAGATGGATATGCGAACGCCATCCTTGCGTATCCCATTGGAGGCAGTCTATTAGGTCTTAATGTGATTACGAATGCTTCTCTACCAGTTCCTAATGTAGCCCCGGCGTATGTTGGAAACTGGCTGAAGATGACACAGAACCTCCTATCCACAAGCACCCTCTGGTCTCCGATTGACTCCATTGTATTTACCTCAGCCTTACTCCCGGTTCAGAACGAGGCTACTGCTCCTCCAAATGTCCTCGGCTCTAAGAACACTGGTATATCGGCGGCGACGAGTAAGTCAGCCTTCACACCTACGATTACGGATGTGGCTCTGGATTTGTCAGCAGACCCAGCCGGTTATAGAAAGATGATTTACTACGCCCCTTCGGCAGAGTATAGAATGTGCGACTTCCAGAACTCTAAGTTTGACATCCGCAATATTGATGTTCAAGTCTTCTGGAGAAATCGTCTGGATAATCAACTCTACCCGGTCTCTATGTTTAATCTCTCCAGCGTTTCCATTAAGATTATGTTTCGCAAGAAGGAGTATTCCGCTAAGTCTGAGCGTGGTTCATACTAGTCGCCCTCCCTCAACAACTCAAAAACGAGCAACATTGTCGCCCGTTTTTTATTTGTCCCGGTATAATATAAGATGAGTGCCGACATCCAGAAGGAAGCCGTGTTTGACGACCGCATCGTTCAGAGCCGTCCCCGCTACGCCGTTGAGAAAGGTGCTCTATCCCTTACTAACGCTCCTTTTAACGCAATCGCTGCGACTGCCTCACAGATGACCTTTAATGTGTATGTTCCTTCTGAGAATGTGTTCGTTGATAGGGCTTTGCGTTGGTCTGCGACTGGGCGTTTCCAGATGACAGTTACTTCTCCGGCCTCCGGCACAACTGCGGGAGACCCCATCGTAATCCCCGGTCTTGACTTTGCGTGTTCGTCATTTCCCCTCAACTACCTCTGTCAGACGATGACGGCCACCATTAACGACACTACGGCCGTGATTAACTCCCAAGATGTTCTGCTTGAGGTGCTTCGCCTAACTGACTACAAGAAGAACTTGCTCCAGAGAACTTGCCCTACGATGCTGGATAAGTATCAGTCCAACTACCTTGCGACTGGTTCAGTGAATAACCCTCTCAGTGGCTATGCGGATGCGGTGAATGACGATGTGGTAGGCAACGGCTCTTTCCTCGGCTTCAACTTCACGGACAACACCGGCTCAGTCCTTGTAGGCACTGCGTCTCCGGCTTACGCTGGTGCTTCGTTTGATATGGCGAACGGTGTCCCCACTTGGCCTTCAACTACGACAACGGCTCAGACGGTGGTTCTCTACTTCGCCATCACAAGCACGGAGAAACTGGTTCTTTCTCCCTTCGTGTTTGCGGACGACTGTGAGTCCGACACGGGTCTCTTCGGCATCAATAACATCCAGTTAGTGATGAACTTCAAATCCACGGGTCAGAGTGGCTCTCTCCGTGTTCTCAAGACGCTCGGCGACCAAGGCACGAACAATGTAATCAGTAGTGTAGTCTTCAACTCTGGTGCGTCTGGTGGTGTCTGGGCTAATCCCGCACTGAATGTTCAGTTCCTCACTCCTTCTCTGGATGTGCCTCTCCCTCCCAAGAGCGTTGTGCCTTATATGGAGTTCCCTCGTTATATTACACAGTCTCAGAACGGCTCTATCAACGGCTACGGCAGTCCCAACGGCTTCGTCCAGCAACTCCAGTCTCAGACAATCACTCTTCCCCAGATTCCCGACCTACTGATAATCTATGTGAAGGCTACACAGTCCGGCACTGCTCCCGACCCTACTGACCCTTCCTTCTGCGATGCCTACCTCCCTATTGCGTCTCAGTTCAACTCTTCAGTGAAGAACCCTCTCTCCATCAACTTTGACAACTTCTCTGGTCTGCTCTCTTCCCACACTACGGAGGAACTCTACCAGATGTCCGTCAGCAACGGCCTTGAGATGGACTGGAATCAGTGGAGCGGTCTTGCTCGTAGTCAAGCCGGTATTCCCGCATCTACGGCGAGTGCTACAACTTACCCCGCCTATGCGAGTGGTGCTTGGAGACCCCTCACGGGTGGCTTCCTTGTCCTCAAGCCCTCTAAGGACATTACGCTCCAGTCCGGCCAAGCCCCTTCCCTTGTCGGCAACTTCACTCTCCAGTTCAACTTACAAGTGGTTAATACTTACCCCTTTGCGGTTCAGCCTACTCTGTATGTCATCACGGCGAACAGTGGCTTCTTTGAGTCCATCCGTGGCTCATCCCGTATCATCAAGGGTGTTCTCTCCGAGCAAGACATCATCTCCGCTCCCGTGGCTTCCGCTCAGACGCACGAGGGTCTCCGCCGTCTTGTTGGAGGCAAAATCTCCTTCGGCTCTCTTGCGAATGTGTATCACAAGGCCAAGGAGATTTATGAGAAGACAAAGCCCGTTGTGTCGGCAATCAAGAACGCCCTCCCGAGCGAGGGGTATGCTGGTAAGGCCAAGGGTGCTTTGGGTGCGGTAGGCTACGGCACGGGTGCTGGTAAGAAGGGTCTCTCCGCTCGTCTAATGTAAGAAGCGTGTAAGCGGGTGTAAGCGTTTCCGATGAAATATCTAATCTTTGTGCTTAGTAAGGACAGAGGTAAGATAAAATAAAACACAACAGTATATAGAATGTCCGGCGTAACTGACCTCAAGACGGCAACTGGTAATGCTATGACTGGAGAGATTACCTTAACAACGACACAACCGGCTCTCCTCGGTATTAGTAATACTCCGGGTGCTCCTTACACGATTAACTTCGCTCCAGTTGCTGGAGGAACTAATACAGTTGCTGGTAAGAATGGAGATGTCGTATTTACTGCTCCCGACGGGTGTCTGAGTTTCACTCCAGATGCTATAAGTTCAGCAGTTAAGTTTAATGCTTACAACTCTACCTCTAACACATCTGGTCTTGTTGCTAATAACATAAGTGGGTCTCTTGCTTGGGCTGGTGGTGGTGGTCCTCCAGCAGTATCAACAGTAGCCTATGCGGTTGGTGCGGTCGTCATATATTCCGGTTCAACCTATGTGTGCTTAGTCGCTCAGCCCATAGGCTCTGCTCTCCCCGTAAATGGAGCGAACTGGCAGAGCATCGGTGGAGGAGGTGTTGGTGGAGGCAACTGGTCTTATAAAGGTGCTTGGGTTGCCTCAAACGCATATGTAGTAAATGATGTAGTAGTAAATCCTACTGGGAGCGATGCCTCTTTTGTTATGTCTATAGCGTCAAGTAATATCCCAGCATCAAGTAATGCTCCTTGGACTACTGCGGGTCAGACTGCGGGTTGGCAGACAATCGCCAATGATGCTATTGTAGGATATAATCAAGGAACGAGTGCGACAGACCCGTCTTACACGACTATTCTTGCTATGGAGGCTCTGAGTGGTGCTCCTCCACCAGTAAATCCGGGGAGTAATGGAAACTATATATTTAGCGTGATAAACAATGATGGAGACCTATACGGCGATTTTGGTGCGGGTAGGTTTGTAGTAGCGGGTATTAACAGTGGATTAACCCCCACTGGAAGTAATACTCTCCCTTTTATTACTACAACTGGTAATGCTGGTTCAAATATCCAGTTGTCCGTAAATGGTGGTGGTGCTTTACCAGTCAATGTTGTAGGAGGACTAACTGTAAATGGTGTTCCAGTGGCTACTGGAGGCAACTGGTCTTGGAGAGGTGCGTTTAACACATCGGTCGCAACGGCCTACGCTCTCAACGATGTAGTGTTTGATAGTGTCAATACGACTCAGACTTACATTTGTATTCTCGCCTATACAACGACTGTTCCTACACCAACTGCTCCTTCGGCTAATGCTACGAACTGGCTACTCTTCGCTACACAAGGTGGGGCTGGTGGGGCTTCCATTACAAATGGAGGTTCTACACTTGCTATTGACGCAACTGGCGGTCTAACATTCACAACTCCTAACACGGCTAATAACACTAATGTTGTTAATATTTCTACTGTAGTTCCTACGACTACACCGGGTGTGGATGCTGGTGAGATAAGCATAACAAGCGGTGCTAATACAACTCTTTCAAGTGCGTTAAACACTACTATTGAGTCAATCGGAGCAACGGGTCAAGTAACCTTAACTGCTCCCGGTAAAGTCAATCTTATAAGTGCCGGTAGTATTAATGCTGGTAGTTCAGTGGCTCAGTATTCTGACGGTAAAGTCTTGTTTAACACGGATGCTTGGAACGACCAAGCGGGTTATTTACCGGGTTCAGTAGTTCAAGTATCCGGTGTTTCGTATGTAGCCCTCAACGATATAGCCCCGAATGCGGTTTCACCCTATAACCCCACACCGTCTGCTACTCCGGTTGATTGGCTTCCTCTCGGCGGAAATGCTGGTGGAGGTATTACTGGTATTACGATTAATGGAGGCACTGCGTATCCTACATCTGGTAATACGATTAACTTCCAGCCCGGTAATGGTATTGTTATGTCTAACACGGGTTCTAACATCATTGCTATATCAGCATCTCCTCAAGGAAGCGGAGCGTATCTAACGAGTAATGCTAATACTTGGGAATGGCTCGGCTCTAACACTTATACTGCTACAGAAGGCGTTGTTTCTTACCAAGGCGGATTGTATGCGAATATTCTTGCTCCGTCAAGTAATGTCCCTCCTTTTGGGGCTTCTAACTCTACGACACTGTGGGCTGGATTAGCACCCTCTCTATCTATAGGGCTTTCTAACATATCTCCTCTTCAGCCTTCGGCATCTAACGCATATACATATAGTCTCATCCAAGGCTCTAATAGTAATATATCAATCACAAGCCCCGCTACGGGTCAGATTGCTCTAAATGCTGATATAGGGTTTTCGTATCCCGGTGGAACTGGTCCTATAGTCGGTCCAGCGGGTCTCTTCTCTTTTCAGTCATCCGCAAGTAATATAACTATTACAAGCCCCTCTGCTGGTGTAATAGACCTCAATGTGGATGCTCCCGCTATGAACTATGGAAATATATGGACGGCTACTGGAGTATATCAGATTGACGATGTTGTCTTGTGGGGTGGCTTCAACTGGATTGTTTTAGTGGCTACGACTGCGGGTCAGAGTCCTTTCACAACACCGGCATCTTTCCGTGAGATAGGAGCAGTCCCAACTGGCTTAGCATCCGTCCAGCCTCCCAATATGGTTGCTGGAGTAATACCTCAGAATGTTAATGCTGGAGTATCTGCCGTGGATGCTTGGGCTACTGCTAATACCTATATGAAGGGCAATACTGTATGCTCCGATATTACTGGTGGTATGTTCCAAAGCACTACAAATCAGAACACGAGTAATGACCCCGCTCTGGATACTACGGGTGCGAACTGGGCGTATGCTGGAGTAGCCCCACAACTCCAGAACAACCTTATAGCATACGGGAGTAATGCTACGGGAGTATTAACTGGTAATGTAGCAACGCCCAATGGCGGTAAGGCGGATATGTATGATTTCTTACAAGTAATGACGGCACTTACACCCTCATCTGGTAATAAGGGTGGATGTCATATGACCTTTAATGGAACTGGAACTATTAGTTATACTGGTGGCTCTAATGCTGAGTCTTTAGTTGGAGTCCAACTTTTTGACAGTGGAACATCCAATGTAGTATCCTTTTCAGCACCTTACATTTTCCCAGCACCCTATCCTATTGGAAACTCTGGAGGAGGGTCAGCAACCTTCCCGATTAATGCGAGTATCATAACCCCGGTCAATAGCAACGCAACGCAGACCTACTCATTAGCAATCTTATACGGCACGACTCAATCTCCTAGTGGAGGGCTAAACGGTGTTTCATCATCTCTCACCGGTTCTGCCTCGTATTTATTCAGTAGCCAGACATCCAACTTATCTCTTTAGTGCGTTTTTTTTGTAAGGCTTTAATATAGAATGTCCGTAGCCAATCTCAACACGAATGGGACTCTACGGTGTAAGACACTCGTTCTTGATGGAACTACGGTTGCTCCTTCGGCTCTTGGAACGACACTACAAGTAGGCACGGGTGCTCCTCAGTCTGGAGCAATCACTCTTGCTGGTTCAGTAGTTCAAGCCGGTTCTACATTTACATTTAGTGGTGCTGGTGGAGGCACTACGGTTCCGACACTCTGGTCTAATGCGAGTGCCTATGCGGTAGGTGCGGTTGTAAGTGTGGGGTCTCTCGCAACGCCTACTGGAACTTTTATCTGTATTACGGCCGTTCCGGCTGGTGCTCCTACGAACCCCGCTCCTTCTGCTACACCGGCTGATTGGACTCCGGTTGCTCCTCTTGCTGGAGGCACTGGTGTATCAAGTGTTGGTGGAGGCACTGTCGTAGCACCCGCTACTGGTGCGATTACCCTTGTAGGTGCTGTGGGCATCACAGTATCCGGTGCGGGTGGTGCTGGAGGCTCAATCACACTTACTGGAAGTGGTGCTGGAGTAGCCCAACTCACGGGTGGTGGTGCTACACCTACTCCGGCTGTTGGTAATGTAGCCTTTACATCTACAGTAGCCAATGGTGCTTCAACGGCTCTCACTTGGACTTCTACGGCGACTGGAATGGAACTTGGAGGCACGATTGGTGGAGCATCGGCTGGTGTAGCCTCTTTGGCTGGTGGAGGTGCTACGCCTACTCTCGCAACTGGAGCAGTATTATTCACATCCACAGTAGCCTCCGGTGCTTCAACGGCTCTCACTTGGACTTCTACGGCGACTGGAATGGAACTTGGAGGCACGATTGCGAGTAGTGCTCAATCAGTTCCCTACATCATTCAAGCGGGGCAGAAGGCTTGGACGGCTACTGGAACTACGGATGCTATTACACTAACTGCTCTTCCGGCTGGAACATATATCATTATGCTTTCTTGGGGTATGGCTACTGCTCCTCCGGCTCTTCTAACTGCTCCTCCTCCTACGGCTGGTGCTACTACAGTTGCGGTAGTGGCCTCTGGCTCTGTTCCAGCAACATCCGTGTATCAGTGGTCAGTAATCCGCCTCACCCTAACATAAACTATTTTCATAGTATAGATGGATATACTAAAATACATTGCGACAATCAAAGAAGTCCAGTCAGTATCTACAGAGACACTGGCTGGAGTTCGTCTCCAGTTGAGCCAGAAGCAGAAAGAGCAGAAGGAAACATACCCTACCACAAAACTCGCAGAGCAAGGTTGTTCGGAGAAAAAGGCTTTGAAGCCCAGTCCCCCTTTATCTTCGTGTGTGATTTCTGGAATGTGTTCCTCTTTGCGTCCGCAGTCCCGCTCGGAACTTTATGAGTCTTCTCCAGATGTGAGTAAATGATATGGTCTCCATAACCTACCCTTCCAAAGGCAACCAATCGTCCGTTCTTGTCTGGTATAGCCAACTTATGTTCCCCGTCCGTCGCAAACCCTAATAGTTTATAAGGGTAATGATGTTCCTTGGCTCTCCTTCTTGCCTCCGCAAGGTAAGAAGAAGGTTCAAGTCCGGCTTTCTCCAGTTGGGTCTTAAAGGGGTAAGCGGGGGTTGAGGCTTCCGATGATTTTCCGCCTTCCAAGGCTACATTGGCTATTCCTCCTAAGTCTGTGATGCCCCTTGCGAATGCGTGAGTATATGACGGTAGGCGTGAGATTAGAGAGGATACATCTTGTTTTACGAAGGCTCTTGCTTGATTGGTATAGACATTATTGCCTACTAAGAGAACTGCTACGAAGTCTTGACAGTTATTAGCAAAGGGGTCATATCTGAAGAAGTCTCCACCGGGTCTCCTTGCCTCACCTCTATCCATAAAGGTTCTCAGAGATACTGGAGGATTAGGTGTAGGCACTTGTAAGAAAGATGAGTCTGGCTCTGTCTTCTTAGGCATACCGATATTGATGACCTCATTCTTCTCTATGAGTATCTGTTGTTCTTGATTACCCTCTTTCACAGTGGCTACTATACCAAGATGGAAGAGCCTATCCATACTCTCGGCTTCTTTGGCCTTATTCCAAGCACCGAGTGTAATGATATTGAACGCAGTATTAATCGCAGACTGAACTGGGTCTCTACGAAGAGTTAGTCCAACAATAGTCCAGTTTCCATACTTCTCCAAGGTTCTACGAGAGGATGGAGGATAGTCCTTACGGATGCCTTTGCTTACATCAGTGATACGCCTACGAGCGATAGAGTCTGGATTGACTACTTCATTCACAACCTTATTAACGCCTTGTCTGGCTACTGAGTCTGGATTGACAAACTCATTAACAACCTTAGAAGGTAATGTAAGAGCCTCCTTGACATAATCCCATAATCCAGAACCTTCCAGATGACCTTGTAAATCATAAGAACCTCCTTCGTGGGTTTTAGGGTCAGATGTCTCATCGTTGTAGGTAAGTTCGTGTGAGAGCATCTCTAACGCATCTCTGTATAAATCAACCTCGTCATTCAACGCATCACCCTCTGCCCTCGGTATATTACGCAGAGCAGTCTCACAGTCTTCCGTCAGTTCTGGATTATCTACGAGATGCTTCTGGATGAGTTTCCATCCACGGATGAGTAGGCTTCTACAAGCCTTATCTGAAGTAGCCTCCTTATTCATCTTAGTAAGTAGTGTTTGTAATGCTCCCATACGAGATGCTGGATACGCAGACCCGCTAAGCCGTAAGTCGTTGTCGTGCTTTGGATTACCATCCAAAAAAGAATATACACGAGCCATAGCCCACTGCTCCTTAGAGAGTTTAGCAGACATAGGAGCATTGACACCTTTGACATACGAACCTTTGAGACGCACTGATGATGGTTGTGTCTTGTAAGCACCAATCCCTCTGTTATATACCTCTTGTAAGACCTTCATAGGGACTTTGGAGATGGTAGAGAGTTCCTTGAGTGAGTATGACTTATCTTCAAGATGATTAGCCTTGATGAAGTTCTCTCTGTGAGTTCCTCTCTTACCCATACCGTATGCTCCGTAGAACTTAGGGTCAGTATAGATTTCTCCACTACGCTTCTTCTTCTTGAGGTCTATAATCATTGTATGAGCCTCTCCTTGTGATGGAACAGACTTAGTATGACGAGTTATAATATCCCTCTCTTCTTCTCTGAGAGGCTTACCCGCCAGTATCTTATTAAGTATTCTCATTACTCTTTTGTATTCTCCATCTACTCCCTCCTTATGGATTTTGCTCTCCTCATCACTGTCAGATACATATCTCGCATAGTCCTCATCACCTTCTGGGACAGTAGGCAACCTACGAGACATTCTATTATAGTAAAAATATATTTACGAAATGGCTTACTCCCGCTTACCCCGTGATTACTCGTCCTCTATCTCACAACCCGGAGGCATAGGGGCTTTGGCTCTCTTCAGTCCGCACCAATACTTACCCGCCTTGCCCGTAGCCTCCTTCCACGATGAGACCCATTCATCACCAATCTTCTCTGAGACATAACGGATGGCTTTGAAGTCGTGGCCTTCCTTCTTCAGAGGGATTTTGAGGCTCTCCATTGAGGCCTTGAAGCGTGATGCGTCCATCTGATGCTTCGTCATATTGATATAACTCTCCAGCAACTTTGAGGACTCAATGAAGAACCGCCGGTCATTACGGTCAAGCCCAGATGTGAAGTTCTGCTCCAGCCACTCCTTGATGGGATTTTGCTCGTCCATATATTCTTGGGACTTATCCATCACCGACCGAGGCACGACGAGGCCATCTGCCTCCAGCAACTGATACGCCTCCAGAAGCAAGAACCACATCTCATTTCTCCATTCAACGGATTTGATGATTTTCTCTTTGAGGTCAATATTGATTTTCTTGTGATGAGCCTCCGTCGGGGTCTCAGTGAAGACGAAGGGGAACTGGACGACCTCCAGACGACGCTGGATGCCTCCATCGGGGCGATTGAGTTGCGGGATGTTATTCGTCTGGAGGAAGAGAACGAACTGAGGCACGAAGGAGACTGTGGAGCGGTAGAGGTCTCGTGCGGAGACGGCATCACCTCCAGTCCATTCCTTAATCGCTCCGACTTGGAGTTTGTCATCTGCCTCTGGCTCTGAAGCCATTACGCATCTCTTGCCCTTGGCTTTGGCGAGAGGAGGACAAGTCGCATCCTTCTTGTCTTGCCCCTTGGTGAGAACTTGATGAGGCACGGTGTGATAGTAATCACCGAGGACACGCTTGACAATCTCGGCGATGAGACCCTTGCCGTTGCCTCCAGTTCCAGTCCAGACAAAGAACTTCTCGTATTTCTTGCGACCGTGGAGTGTCATCGCAAGGGTCTTGAGGACATAGGAGGTCAAAGCACCGAGGGCATCTGGCGTGAGGGTGATGTCAGTCTCCTCCTCAAAGACGGAGCGGATGGTATTGATGAGTTCCTTACGAGCCTCTGGGAAGCGTTTCGTAGGGTATGCGTAGCCCGTATTGAGGCAGATATAATCCTCTGGCTCAATGAGCCGAGCAGACCCAGCATCCAAGTCATAGACCATATCCGAGAAGGCTACGAGATGCCTTTGCTCGTCCATTTTTTTATCCAACTCGTCGTCATTGAAGCACGAGGGGAGGAAGGCAATCACTCCATCGCAGAAGCCCTTATTACCAATCTTGCCCTTGAACTGGAGGAGACCCGTGAGTTTTTTCATCATCGCCTTAGCCTTCTCCTCATCCGTCTCCGTGATGTCAATCTGGCCTTGGTGTTCCTTTATCATCTTGCTAAGTGTATGCCAGATGTCAGCCAAGAGGCCGTTGGGTTGCTTCTCATAGACCTTCCAGATGTTGTTGGGGAGCAACTGAAACCAGCCGAGTTTCTCATTGTAGAGGTAGGCATCTGGCTTGAGATTGAAGAAGAACCGAGCGACCTCAGCGTGAGAGGGGTTCTTTACCAAGTTCCAGAAGTCTCGGCGTTGGAGGGACAACTCCATATAGAGGTCAAGGTCATCCTCAGAGAGCCATTTCCAGAGGAGGACTTGGGAGAGGTTGGACTTGCGGAACATCTTCCATTTCTGCTTGACCCACGAAGGAGACTCGGCATCCTTCCAGTGTTTGGACTTCTTTGAGAACTCCAAGAAGGCCTCCACATTGTAGCCCTCGTTGAACATCACGAAGCCGATGCGTATCCAGTCTGGATAGTAGTCCCAGCGGTGCTGACCGAGGCCATCCAGAACTTCGGAGAGGAGTTCTCTGGTTTTGATGTCGTCCTCTGAAGGGTCAGAAGCCTCTGTAGGAGCAACACTGTCATCTTCTGGCTGAGGAGTAGGCTCAACGGTCTCCACAACCTTAGCAAGTTCCAGAATACTTTGCGGTTCGGGCAACACCGGGCAACCCCGAGGGACATAGGTGATGAGCGTATCCACGAACTCTCCACAGACCAGAGTGTAGGGTCTGTCTTGACACGGCTTGGTCTGGTAGAGCATCCGCATCTTCCTCTGTCCCTCGTTGAAGACGGAGAGGTCAATGATGAGTTGGCCGTCGTATTTAGACCCAGCCTTGTTCTTGCTCTCCTTCTTGAGGATGGTGAGGACGGGCATTACCTCGGCCAGATGCTCCTTGAGTTTAGGAGCAATCTTGTTCTTCACATAATGACCGATGGCTTTCTTAGTCCCGCATTTGTTCTTGAAGTGGATGGTGAAGGAGAGTTTGTTTGACACAGAACTATCCTCGGAGGCACACTTCCATTTACACGATTGCTTGATTGCGACATTGTAAGGCGTGAAGAACTCCACGAGGCCATCGGTGATTGCCTTGACCTTGGAGGTGAAGTCATCCTCCGAAGTCTCAATCGGCATCTCTCCGTCAATATCCACATAGACCCGATTGTGGAGGCGTGTAGGCTCGGCTTGGATTGGCTGAGTGCGTTCGTAGCACTCCTTCCGCTTGAGACCCTTGACACGAGGGACTACCTTCGGGTCTTTACTCGGAGGACTCCATAGACCCTTGAGATAGTCCTCCACCTTGGAGATAGGGACACTGTCATACTTTGTATCCGAAGCACTGAGTCCAGAGGTAATGGCTACTGTCTGCTCCGGTTCATCGGGGTAAGCCGGGGTTGCCGTTTCCGCCATTTTCAGCACGGTCTGCTTCATCTCTACTTTGGCCGGAGGTTCTACAACCCCAACCCTACCCGCACAACCACTACAGAGGCCGTCTGGCGACTCGGTGATGTTATGCTTACACTGCTTACACGAGACAAGCGGGGGAGGAACAACAACAGAGGCCTTAACACGGGGCATAATGCCGGTGGAAGGGGAAAAAATGCTTTCATTTTTTTTCCCCCGCTCCCGAAAAATATTACAGCGAATACAGCGAATACAGCGAATACAGCGTTTCGCTGTGCCGATTTTCGGACGGGCAAGGAAAAAAATGAAAGCATTTTTTCCCCATTATTCATCATTCCCAAATGCCGGTTCGTGTCTCTGAGTTCATCATAAATGTCTCCGTGTCTGCGTCAGTCCAACTTCCATCATTTATCAATCTGAAGCCGGATGAGGACGGATTGAACTGGTGGGTCAAATATAATACTCTGTATTACAGAGAGGGTGAGGAGGTAAAGGAGTATGACCTTGGACTACTGGAGTATGACGGAGATTACAAGCGTCCGGAGATTACAGACCAAGAGACGGAGAGATATGAGGAGGAAGTCCCAGAGGACATTGAGGAGGCTCTGGAGGCTTGGGAGGAGTATCAGAATAACGATGAGGAGAAATCGGATGAGTGGATTGCTCTGATGGAGGATAAAATCGCTCTGTATTACGAGAGCCTTGCGGACATTGCTCGTGGTAAGTAATCCACGGGGTAAGCGGGTGTAAGCCATTCCGCAAAAAATATATTTCCCATCTATTTTTACTACGCACGGCACTCCGGGCAAATCCTCCGGAGATTGGATGCCTCCATACTCGCACGGCATCCTCCGCAGATACGATGACCGCACGGAGCGAGGATGAAATCCCGAGGAGGTTTGGACTCAATACAGATGGGGCAATCCCACTGGAGGCCGAGTCGCTCCGCCATCCCGATTATTTCTGCGGATAGGAACTCCGGCATTTTTGGAGCGGGTGGAGCGACTACTGGAGGTGGAGGAGTCCATATCCGCTGGACTACATCGGCTACTACCAGCCTATCCGCAATCCCATCACGACGACGATACTCCGCCATCTGGATACGACGACGCTCCGCACGACGCATCCGGCGGATACGATTTTTCTCCTCCTTCTGCTCGGGACTCATCTGCTCTCGGCGGATACGACGACGCTCGGCACGACGGGCGGAGGCATCCATTCTGGGGGTGATG